CAAAACAAGTATATGTACAAGTACCTTGTGTAGAAATGTGGCAAGAAACTTGTCCAGTTCTTACAGAAGTTCGTACTTGGTTTAAAGACAAGAGCTTGGAAGAAATGGGTCGTAAGTATTGGAAAAAACGCAGTTATATTTTCCAAGGCTTTGTTCGCGAGAATCCCTTGGCCGACGACAAGGCTCCGGCAAATCCCATCCGCAGATTCATCATTGGTCCTCAAATCTTTACCATCATCAAAGGTGCCCTGATGGATCCAGAGTTGGAAGAATTGCCAACCGACTTGCTGCATGGCTTGGATTTCCGAATCACCAAAACAGCCAAAGGTGGATTTGCTGACTACAACAGCAGCAAGTGGGCTCGTAAGGAATCAGCATTGACCGAAGCCGAACAGGCCGCTGTTGCTGAACATGGTTTGTTTGACTTGAGCACATTCTTACCCAAGAAGCCCGGTGAAGTGGAACTCAAAGTCATCAAAGAAATGTTTGAAGCAAGTGTTGATGGCCAGAGTTATGATACCGAACGTTGGGGTAGTTATTTCCGTCCAGCAGGTGTCACGGCTCCTACAGGTGCCGCGGCTCAGGCAGATGAAGATACGCCAGCACCAGTGGCTAAATCTGCTCCAGCACCAGCAAGTAACTTTGATGAAGATGACGCATCAGCAGCAGCGTCAGCACCAGTTGAAGCCAAACCCGCAACACAAAAAGCCGAAGATATCTTGGCCATGATCAGGGCACGTCAGAAAGCCTAATTAATGCTATCGCATTTAGATAGTATTATTTTTCCAGACCGCTGTGAGGTAATAGAAATTGCACCTTCACAGCGGTATGTGTATCCTATTTTTAAAAACGGCAGTTCCAGTTTATATCAGCATGTCAACAAATACAAATGTCGAATTTTAATAAATGAACAGATAAAAAAACTCAGTTCCATTGATATCTTCTTGCGAGATCCGCAAGAAAGATTCAACTCTGGAATCAATACATTTATTCAGATGACCTTGCGAGATCATCCCGGTCTTGACCGACACACCGTATCCTGGTTTGCCCAAAATTATCTTTTTTTAAATAGACATTATGCTCCACAATTTTTATGGTTGGTCAATTTGGCAAGATATACAAATCCGGATGCTAAATTAAATTTTTTATCCGTGGATCAACTCAAGCAGGTCACCGACATTAACGTTAAACCTGGTGGTATATCACCGATATCAGAAGAATTGGGTAATCAGGTCAGCGATATACCAAATAATCAAATGTATCAGCGCATTGATCAAATTTTAATAAATTGCATAGGACAGTCTGTGCAATTTAATCAGTTAATCCAATATATACAGCAACAAGACCCAACAGCCTATGATTGGGTAATCGGACGTAGTCAACAGATATTAAACCCAACTTATGTATTGTCCAAGACTTGATCACTTTGTGCGTTTTAATCCCAATGGCACAGTAAGCCGGTGTGGTCACATGGTCGATGCTCCACAGTTTGCTACCTTACAGGCCATGGAAGCCAGTTCTTGGTTGGTCAATGTCAAAGAGTCAATGAAGTTTGATCGTTGGCCCCAAGAGTGTGTGCGTTGCCAAGAGACCGAACCCGCAAGTATAAGAACTTATGCCGTAGACCTAGACAAACAAACCGATCGTCGAGATTATCTACAAGTAGGCGGTGTCCTGGACAATTTATGTAATGCCGCTTGCCAGACCTGTAACGAAAACCTTAGCACCAGGATCGGCAGTTTACAAGGACGAGAATTTCCGGTGGTCAATAATCTTGAACGGTTTTGGAGTTTACCACAGGAACGCATTGTACACCTAGATATCAACGGCGGCGAACCCAGTTACAGCAAGAACTACAAACGAATTCTAGCCAACCTGCCACCCAATCTTCGCACCCTAAGGCTCAATACCAATTGCAGCACAGTGTTGACCGAATTGACGGATATAGCTGATCGCGGCATTGAAGTCACAGTCACAGTCAGTTGTGATGGTATTGGAGCGGTACATGATTTTGTACGTTGACCTATTCCCTGGCAAGATTTTTATCGTAACCTAATGACCTACAAAACCATGCCTGTGCGATTGAATTTATGGACCACAGTCAGCATACTAAATGTAGATGACTTGTCAAACATACAGGCTTTTGCCTTGGAACACGGTATCGATCATAGTTATGCTTATTTGAAAGAACCCTTTGAATTGAGTGTGGATAATACCGATGACGAGGTTGCACAGGCATACATACGCAAACAAAAACAGTTGCGAGGCATATTATGAAATCCTACGTGGAATTAGAATGTGAAAACATGTCAATAATTAGCCAAGGAATATATAATTTTTTAAAGACAGAAACTGATATTTTAATCTTATCTAGGCCAGGATGGCATTTTATCGACTGTTCAAAATTATTACAATTCGTTCCAGAACTAATTGAATATTTCCAAAAATTAAAATTATATCCTCGACATTCGGCCGTTACTGTGGTTAAAGATAACAACAGTTTACCTTTACACGTAGATGAACCGCCGGTGATCGCTAAAATTAATATGCCAGTTTTAAATACACAAGGATGGAGTAATCGTTGGTTTGATGGTGATCAAATAATAGATGAATTAATAGACCAAAAATATCCCATTGTTTTTAATTCACAAATACCACACAGTGTGGTTCAAGTTGGTGAGGTTAATGTTCCTCGAATTATAGCAAGTTTTACATTTCACAACGAACCGGTGGATTTATTAAAATGAAAATAGCCATTACAGGACACACAGCCGGCATTGGCCAGGCCTTGGCCGAAGCTTACTACGGCAATGAAATTATTGGTCTCAGTAAAAGAGAAGGAAACAACATTCGCAACATACCAAAGATATGTGATCAAGTCGAACCATGCGATATGTTTATTAACAATGCGCAGGCAGGATATGCTCAGACCGAATTGTTATTTGAAATGGCCCAACGTTGGTCTGGCACCGGTAAACATATCGTAGTCATATCAACCATGTTGACACAGAGTCCAGTAAGTACCTTGCCTGGATTAGACATGGATCATTACAGGTTACAAAAAGTCACGTTGGAAGAAGCTGTCAAACAAATAAGGAATCGTCGATTAGGAATAAAAATTACTTTGGTTCGTCCTGGGAATATTGCTACCAGCGCCGATAAAACAGTGCCTCCGGTTGCCGATGTTGATGTCTGGGCAAGAACACTAGTAAATATTTTTAAAATAGCCCAAGATAATAATTTAAACATTCCGGATATAAGTTTAGGGCCATTATGAAAATAGCAATTACAGGACATACCTCTGGGTTAGGTGCAGAATTTAAAAAAACATACGAAGCCGACGGTCACACTGTTTTAGGATTTAGCCGCAACAACGGTTACGATCTGAGAGATTGGAGCCAGATGCAAAAAATGTTATCTCAAATTGTTGATTGCGACATGTTTATCAGTTGCGCTAAACCAGATTTTGTACAGACAATTATTTTATATGAGTTATGGAAAATATGGAAAGGACAAAATAAAATTATTGTAAATATCAGTTCAATTTTAACATATTTTCCAACATGCCCGCCGGGCCTATTCAATGACCCTATGATGGATTTATATCGAACATCAAAATTGTCATTGAATGAAGCTAGTACGCAATTATCATTTAAAAATCCCTTGCCCAAAATCATGTTGATAAAACCTGGACATTTATACAGTCACCCTATAACACCAGAACAAGAATTAAAATTATCTACATGGGTCAATACTTTTAAATCTATAGTAAAATTAGCACAGGATAATAACCTCAATATAGCAGAGCTTACACTAAAATAATGACACCAAAAGAATATTTAACTAAAAAAAGTTTTTGCACTTTGCCCTGGCTGGGTGTTTACATACAGCCCGACGGCGATGTAAGAAATTGTGCTATTACTAAAACAACCCTGGGTAATATAAACACAGAATCACTAAGTGATATATTACATAACAATGTCAATCAGACTATCAAGAAAGACATGTTAGGAGACGTATTACATGAGCGATGTGGACATTGTTATTTGTTAGAAAAAAATCAAAAATTTAGCACTGAATCTGTTAGCAATCGAATTTGGTATTTAAAAACATTACCTATTAAAGATCTAGATTTTTTTGATGACCCAGACCACTATCGGTTAAAGATGTTGGATCTTCGTTGGAAAAACACCTGTAACTTTGCCTGTGTATATTGCGGGCCTGATCTAAGTAGTTCATGGGCAAATGAATTAAATCTACCACAGCATATAAATGATGATGCGTTACAAGAATCATTGAATCACATTTACAATAATCTTGCTACGGTAGAGCACATTTATTTGGCCGGTGGTGAGCCACTGCTTATTAAAGAAAACGTAGTATTGTTAAATCGAATTAAAGAAATTAATCCAAAAGTAGAAATACGAATTAACACTAATTTAAGTGTAATTAATAATGAAATTTACAACTTACTCAAAACATTTAAAAATGTACACTGGACAGTCAGTATCGATGGCATCGGATCAGAATTTGAATATGTGCGTTACGGTGGATCATGGACCCAGTTTGTTACAAATTTGCAACAATTACAAAAGGATTTTGAAAAAATTAATTTCAATTCTACCTGGTGCATCCTGACAGCCACTGGTGTTTTGGATTGTATAGATTTCTTACAAAATTTAGGATTCCACGAACATACCTTTATTGTTAATCCACTAAACGAACCCAGAGAATGGCATGTAGGGAATCTTCCCGACTTGGCATTAGAACAACTTGCACACAAAATTAAGAGTAAATTGATATCGTCTAATCCTGCATATTCTCTTTACAATTCGTTGAATTTAATGTTAAACTACATATCTACGCCGATTGAAAAAAATATTAAAGACACATTTGATAAATTAAACAAAATTGATTCAAGAAGAAAATTAGACAGCAGTAAAATTTTTACAGAATTATACAAATTTAAAGAGGAAGACTAACATGGGAAAACCATTTGACGTAAGCAAGTTCCGCAAGGAAATTACCAAGAGCATTGACGGACTCAGCATCGGGTTCAATGATCCAACTGATTGGATCAGCACAGGCAACTTTGCACTAAATTATCTTATCAGCGGCGACTTCAACAAAGGTATTCCTCTAGGCAAAGTCACTGTGTTCGCCGGAGAATCGGGTGCTGGTAAGAGTTATATCTGCTCAGGCAACATTGCTCGCAACGCACAAGAACAAGGCATCTTTGTGGTGTTGATTGACAGTGAAAACGCACTGGACGAAGATTGGCTCAAGGCTCTGGGTGTCGATACCAGCGAGAGCAAACTGCTCAAACTGAGCATGGCCATGATCGACGACGTGGCCAAAACTATTTCAACATTTATGGCCGACTACAAAGCCCTACCCGATGGTGAGCGTCCCAAGGTCATGTTCATTATTGACAGTTTGGGCATGTT